CCAGCTTGATAAGCTTCCATATAAAGTTGGAACTCCCCATACTTATTAGATGGTAATGTAGAGCCTCCAAGTATACGAATATCAAACTGACCTATTGTTATATCGTTATCTATTGCCATTAGTTCATTTGTTTTATCATCATACAAACGAGCATTTACTGTAAATTCGTTTATATCATTGTTAGGTTGAACTATTCTAAATGTTTTTTTGAACGTATAATGTTGTCTGGCCATATTATATACAACTTGACCTAATCTTTTCATAGAACCTTCAATATCTCTTAATTTAGACTTTGAACGTCTTTGCCCAACATTTTCCATCATCATTGTAGCTGAGTAGGTTCTAGGTGCTGCTTCTGAACTTCCTTGCATCATTTCAAAAATACCTATATTTAAATCAATATAACCTTCTATCATTTTTGGTAATTGTAATATACTACCTGATAAAGGTTGTGGTGCTGGAAAATGAGGCTCCCCAAAAGATGGGTCGTATTCGATAGTAGCGTTAGGATTCGCCCAATCTCGCTCTAGTTCTTCAATATCACTAACACTACCTTGGGGAACTAATAACTTCAGACCTGCTGAAGCTTGTGCGTGCGATGTAATGAGGGATACCGTCTTGTTGAGGAACCTTTGAAATGCTTTATTCTTTCTAACATCACTCATTGGATATGGAGTATTAGTCCAAATATTAGGAACAGGAATAACTGGATAAATATCTGTATCACATATCATTTCATATAAAACTATTTGGCCAACAGTACATGTTAATTTTATTCTTGTTTGTGTTACTTCCACAAAATCAATTAATTTATTTTCTATTGCTACAGCAAAATCCCTATCTTCAGCCATTATAGCAAATTTTTCTTGAGTCATAATCTTTTCATCACCAGTTCTAGAATCTATAACTCTGTAGTATGGAACTCTTACCTTTTTGTAATGTTCAAGAAGTCTATACTTTTGGATATGATAGTCTTTATCTTTGACATTATCTGGCGTAAAGCTTTCCATAGTTGTTTTATTGGTTGCATCAGGATAATCCTCCTCTTTATCAAATGTTGATATTTCATCTATTAATAATTTTTCTGAATCTTCACTTATAGGTTGATTCATTTGTGGATATAAATCTATTAATTGTTGTTTAGTTAAAATAGTAGAAACTATAATACCTGAAGCATCATCAAAATATTTGTGTCTTGAGCTAGGGTCAACATAAACTCTAAAAGGGTCTACATATGTAAATTTAACTTCACCTCTACCAAAATCAGCATCTCTATCTAAATATGCATAAAAATAACCAAGACCAGTAATAGCATAATCATGAACTACTTGTTTAAATACTTCATTTCCATCAGACTTATCCCAAACATATTCTAAAATAGTTTTCCAAACGCTAGCTAATTTGCTATCAGAGTCTTCTCTACCTATTGCACTAAATTTTGGTTGTTTAGATGTAACAATAGCTTTAAACTGCTCAATAGCAGCATAAAGTCTGTCCATAGGCATTGATGATTGGTTTCTTGAATCAAGCTCGTCAAGCTCTGATTGTGTAAAATGATTACCTAAATAAAAGTCAATATCTTCTCTAGCGGCAACATCCCAGTCTTTTCGGGCATCTTTCCACCTATCAAACAGTTCTTTTATTTCTTTTACCCTAAAATCTTCTTGTATCATAGTGTATAATATAGCATTACTTTCTAGCTCCAGTCAACCAATTATATGCTTTTTTTGGTTTTGACCACATTCCAGACTTACTTTTACTCTTTTTCTTTTTCTTAGCCTGACCTTTTGCAAACTGAGTAGCAAGCCAAAATGCATCAATAGTATCATCATGACTTCCTTTTGGAAAATCAAGCAATTCGCCTATAAATTC